CCGCATTACGAGGGACGATATCTGGTACCAGTGGGATGAAATCCACGGTGAAGGCCTCCAGTTAGATGACGTGATTGCTGAAATTCACAGCAAAATGGGTGGCAGGTCACTCGCTGGTATCGTTGCGGACTCAGCCCGACCGGACTTGATCGACTACATGGCGAGTAAGGGGCTTCCAATGATACCAGCACCGAAGGCTCAGAACTCTGTGCTCAGTGGTATCACCCTTATGAGTAAGAGATTCAGGCCAAAGATCCAAATTATGGGTGAGCCAAAGCCTAACTACTTCATTGATACCTTCAATTGCCCTGGAACGCACTACGACCTAACACATTACAGGTACAAAGAGACAAAAGAAGGCAAATTACAGCAGGAAAACCCTGATAAAAAGTTCGACGATGCACCAGATGCACTCCGTTACCTGCAACTTTGGTTCAAGTTCGGCTTCAAGAAAGACGACAAGCTCCCGCAGAATTCCCTCCTCAAAGGCATGAACAGCTACGGTTTGCTGTGATGTGTTGTATAATTCAGGTAGAAACTTGCTAGGGAAACAAAAAAGAGAAAACTATGGCGACACAAGACACGCAATCAGAGTATAAGAGCGCATACGAATACGAATATCGCTCCGACTATTTGTCCGACTGGGACATCCACCGAAACTACGTCAACCTGAACTTTGATGCGTGGGAAGCCATGCTCGTTGGTCAGGTGTACGATTCGGTCAGTAAATCACTTGATAACAGCAAAATTACCGATTCATATTCGACGACGCTTGCGAAAGAGCGCGCTGATCGTGTTATCGCAAAACTACCTGAAGGCCTCACTGAGCCGATTGGTAAGGCTGATATTGGTAAGGCTGCCTTCATGGACATCCTCCGCACCAAATGGATTCAGCCAAACGCTAATGCACAACATCCTTACCTAGAAAAGCTCAATATGTGGCAGTTCTATAGTTCGGTCTATGGTTACATGCCAATGTTTTACGACTGGAATGTCAGTCCTACAGGGTATGCTGGGCCTGACTGTTGGCTCTGGAACCCAAGGAACCTCGTTCCTCAGCAGGGTCGCACGAGTATTGCCGAGATGGAGTACGTCACGGCATTTACCTATGTCAATAAGTCATACCTGAAAGATATTCTCGACGGGAAGGCCGATGAGACTGATAGTGATGGCTGGGACAGGGAAGCTATACGTGAGCTTCTGCAGCGTGAAGAGGCAGTTGCACCGGCTGACATGGCTGAAGACACGAAAACAACCCGTGATCGCCAACTGGCAACAGCAAAACGTGGTATCAAGCTCGCTACCAGGTTTGAGGCAGGTGATGATGGCAAATGGATCACATTTGCGCCAGAACATGGCTTCTGCGAGATTCGTCGTATTGCCAATCCACACAAGAACGGCAAGATTCCTTTCGTTATCAAGTACAGCCAGCCATTGTTCGATAGCTTCTACGGTCTTGGTGACTTCCAGCGCTCACAATCACTGCAATTTGCACGTGATGGTCTGACTAACTTCTATTTCCAGGGCATTAAGATGAACCTGATTCCACCGATAGTGGCAAATGCCAACGGTGTCGTCAAACACACCCTTGATTACAGGCCAGGTGGCGTCATCTTGGAGACGATCCCAAGCTCTGTTCGTCGTCTTGAGACAAGCAACGCTGGTCTTTCTACCTACCAGGCGGCACAAACGTCACTTACAGGTAGCCTGCTTGCACAATATGGCTCACAGAATCCAAACGCACCAGGTGCAGACACCCTGAACCCAAGCCAGGGGCGCACACCAGCTGCGATCAACCTCTATGGCGATAAAGAAGCTACCCGTGATGGCGCAGATCGTCGCCACCTAGAGGCAGCAATCGAGCAACTAACCGAAGGATTCTTCGACCTTATCGTCAATATCGGTACTGAAACTGTCCCAATTTCACTGTTTAGTGAGGACATTAAAGATATCGTCCGCTCAGGCATGGGTGACGTAACAGACATCTTTACCTCGAAGAATCTTACGCCAAATTCAAGTGGGACTGCGGCGAAACTCAAGATTGATCCGAAATCACTCAAGGGTGTTGGCTACCGATTTAGGGTTAATCCAGACTCAAGTGCTAAGATCAACCAGCAGCTACAGCTGCAATCACTCCTAGACATGATTGATCGTCTCGGTAAGTATCAGAATATCCTCCAGAATGACCCAACGATCACGATTCACTGGGACAAGATAATGAGCAGCTTCATGTCGCTTACTGATATTGCTGGCGCTGACCAATTCATTACCTTTGACCCAAATGCGAAGCCAAAGGCACCTGAACCACAGCAACCAAGCCCAACCGCAGTGACAATGCCTGGTGGTCAAGTGCACGAAACAGCTGATCTTGTGAAGCTATACGGTGCCTCGACAGGTAATGTTGAGCTGCAGAATGCTATTCTTGTATCAATGGGTCTTCCACCTGCGGCACAGCCAACTCCTGAAGCCCCAGTAGCTCCAACACCGCCAAGTGTCAGTAAAAGTGGCCATGTCTTCACGAATCCTGAGTTAGCGAGCGCAGCGAATGCAATTCACGATTCAGCAGCACCACTGACAAATGCGCCAATGCAGCCACAAAGCGCTGGCCAAGCACTGATGCAGTAGTGTATACTTAGGTAGCACTCAGCACTTGGTGTCATGGATACGTCGGCTGACCGACCGCGTAACCGCCAACTGGAAAACAAAGGTCGTGTACTGTTAGGAATTGCCCTGGACTGCGAGCCAGGGTAATTTTATGTTATAGTGGTCGTATATAACCTAGGAGAAGAAATGGGCCCACAAAATATGCCAATTGGTGACCAAAGTATTGGTCAACTACCACACACAGAAGTACAGCAGCAAGACCTTACAGCCGAGCGTAAGATGGCAAAGTTCTCAAAGACAGATGAGTTCAAGGCATTGAAGCAGGCGCTTGAATCACGAATTAACTTCTATCAGAATTATCTTCCTGGAAATGGGAACGTTCATATCACACAGCTTCCAAACGAAGAGCGTGGCCACCTTTGGATGGCAGCAACGATCGTCATTGATGAATTTCGTTCTATCATTGCAGCATACGACCAGGCAGCAGAGGCAGTAAGCGATGCCGATGCAGCTTCCTAACGAAAACGAACTAAAACAGTTCGATAGGTGGGGTGTTGAACGACCATCCCACGAGGAACATGGCGAATTCACTCCTGAGCAACTCATCCCCTTTGAAGCTACTAGATGGTGGCTAGAAGGGGATATGTTATATGCCGAGGGTAATCACGGTATTGTGGCAAATAAGATACCTACCGACTACATTTGTACTGGTATAGACGATAAAGCCTTGCCAATACTAAAGAAAGTTGCTATAAACAAGACAAGCGCAGCCGACCGTGGCGCAAAATAAATACGAGGTCTGGTAAAGAAAACAAAAGAGCGGAGTCGTCCGAGCCGCCTAACAAATCCGTGGACTGTAAAATAAAAGAAAGGTTTAACAATGGCAGACAATATCAAATTCCCTGAGGATATGACAGATGAGGAACTTGCACAATACCTAGGTGAAGAGCAAGAACCCGAGAAGCCAGAGGAAAAACCAAAGCCAAAAGCATCAGAAGCTGAGGATCAAGAAGAGCAACAGGAAGAAGAGCAGCCTGAAAAGACCAAAGAGGAAGACTCTGAGGAGGAAGAGCAAGAAGAGAACGAGGAACAAAAGCCCGTATCTCGCCGCAAACAGGCACGACTCGATAAGCTGGAGAAACTCTTTGAACGTATCCAAGGTGGCGAAGCCGAGGAACAAGCACCTACAAAACCAAAGAAACCTGAAGGTATCAATTACAAGGACGACCTTGATACGGACGAAGAGACTGCAAATCGTCTCAATGAAGACCGTGAGAAGTTCGGCCAGGAAATGTACCAACAGGGCCTAGCGCAGGCACAAGCACTCAAACAGCAACAGGATGCCTTTGAATTCAACCTTATGTTGAAGACTGAGGAACCTACTGTTCGAGACAGGTACAAGTTTATGAACCCTGACGACGAACGTTTCAACCCAGAAGCAACCGAAGCCATCGTGAAAGATTACTTGCACTTTGTACGATTCGATCAAAACACTCGTACAGCAGCCAACCCTGTCAGCTATTTGGAATTCGTAGAAGCGCGGATGCAAATGGCTCAAGCACTTGCAGAGGATATGGTGAGCGAGACACAGAAGAATGTGACGAAGCAAGCCGCTAATACTGGTCTTCGACCAAGTGGAAGCTCCAATAGTAAGAAACTTGACCTAAACAAAGCAGCCGCTGACATGTCGAATGAAGAACTTGATGCGATGATCGAAAGTCTTGTCCCATCAAAATCTCGTCGATAGAACCTTTACTAAAGACAACATAAAACCAAAAGAAGGAAATACCTAAAATGGCAGCTCCAACACTCGGTTCTAATGTCACCCGTGCTATTGCACAAGGTGCAGAGTACATCCAGGAAAAATGGACTCGTGACATTCAGCAACCATTCGACAAAAGCCTCCAGGCAGCTAAACTTGTACAGGATCGTAGCGGTCTTGTTACTGACGGTGGTGATCTTATTCACGTTCCGTTCGTAGCAGCTGTTAACGCCCGTGCAAAAGCAGCGTCAACTCCAGTCACTTACGACTCACCAGATGGCGCACCTGTGAGCATCAACATTGACAAACACTACTACGTTGCAGTTCTTATCGAGGACATCGCAGCTGTTCAGTCTAACTACGACTTGAAGAGTGCGTTCCAGACTCGTATGGCTGAAGCATTGGCACGTCAGATTGACACCGACCTTATGAGCCTTTATGGTTCTGCAGGTACAACCGTTACCGGTGGTGCAGCAATCACTGACGCAAACATGCTTGCAGTTGTTACGGCTCTCGACACAGCGAACGTTCCTTCAAGCCAACGCTACGGTATTATCGGTCACAACACGAAAGCTGACTTGCTTGGTATCAACAAGTACGTTGCTTACGACCAAACCGGTAAGACTGGTAAAGCAGTTGACGGCAGTGAGGATCTGACTGGCTCAATCTACGGTATGGACATCTACCACTCTGGTAACGTTCAGACTTCAACGACCGGCCGCAACATGTTCTTCCACAAGAAAGCTATCAGCCTCGCTAAGCAGCAAGCTCCTAAGTTCGTCATGATCTACTCAGTAGACGACCTTGGTTGGAAAACTGCTCTCCACACCATCTACGGTGTAGGTGTCGAGCGCGCTAGTGCACTTGTCCAGTTGACCCGCCCAACGGCTCCTTAATGAGCGCTCCTGGGGAAGAGTTGAAACTCCCCACCTTGACAATTTAAGAGGAAGAAGACAATGGCATCACGAGCAGAACTTGTACTACGTGCGTCAGCGGTCAATGTTGACCACACGCTCGCTAAGTACCAGAACGATAGTGTTCTTGAGCA